ATGATGATAACACTAATGAACAAATGGGTATTACTCCTGCTGGAGAACAGGATGAGATTGTTGAGTTCTTTGAACTTTATGAGAAAGTAAGAGAATCTTACATAAATTTATTTTATAATATACCTCCTTCAAAGGAAGAACTTGCACAAATTAAACAGCAGGTACAAGTTCAATTAATGGAGGTTAAACAAGAATTACAAGTTAAACTTGAGGAGCAGAAAGTACAAATGCAGGATGCAGTAGAAAGAGGAGAAATGCTTCCAGAGAGATTTGAACTAGAGATGAGCAAAGCACAGAATCTGATGAAAGCTCAATTAGAAGGAGCACAACAGGAATTTACAAGTAAACTCCAAGCAGAAGTAACAAGAGTAGAAAATACTGTTCTTCCTGAAAAAGAATTTAAAATGCTTGAGAAAGATCCAAAATTTGCAAAAACAATAGTAGATGCAATACAGTTTTATGGATCAAGAATTAAACTTACTTGTGTAGCTGGTGATAAATTATTATATGAGAAGATTCTACCAGAAACGGTTACAGAATATCCATTAATTCCTTTTCATTATAAATGGACTGGGACTCCACAACCAATGAGTGCAGTATCGCCTCTTATTGGGAAACAAAGAGAGATAAATAAATCTCATCAGATAATGGTGCATAATGCATCTCTTGGATCCAGTCTAAGATGGATGTATGAAGAAGGATCTATTGATGCTGAATTATGGGAGAAATATTCTTCAAGTCCTGGAGCATTACTTCCAACTAGACCAGGACAGGAAAGACCTACACCAGTTATGCCAGCTCCATTATCAAATGCTTTCTTCCAGATAGTTCAGGAGGGAAAACAAGATATGGAATATTTAGCAGGTATTTACTCCTCTATGCAGGGTGACACTAGTTCTCAACACGATACGTATCGTGGGATGTTGGCCTTAGATGAATATGGGACAAGGAGAATAAAACAATGGATGGCCACTGCTATAGAACCTGCATTAAAACAGGTTGGAACAGTTGTAGCACAGTTTGCCCAGTCAGTATACACTGCAAATAAAAGATTTAGAATAGTGCAGCCATCTGCATTGCAAGAACAGACAGATCAGGAAGTCAATATTCCTATTTATAATGATATGGGAAAGGCAATTGGTAAATCAATGGATCTGCAGGCAGCAAAATTTGACGTACAAATTGTGGCTGGGAGTACACTTCCAGTAAATAGATGGGCTTATTTAGAAGAATTGAAACAATTACTTAAGTTGGGCGTTGTGGATGATATTGCAGTTTTAGCAGAAACAGATATTAGAAACAAGGAAAAGATTGCACAGAGAAAAAGTTTATATGCTCAATTAAGCGGTCAAGTTGAACAACTTACAGAAGCATTAAAAGATAAAGATGGTACAATTGAAACTCTAGAAAGACAGGTTGTTCAGGCTGGTATTAAAAATAAAATTATGCAGGGTGCTATAGAGATCAATAAAAGTAAAGAACAAATCAAAGGTGATATGAGAGAACAGTACCTAGAAACTGAAGCAAAACAAAAACTTTTACGTGGCACAATGGCCAATGAAGCTGCTACCAGAGGTAAGGAAATGCAGCTTGGTGTAAAAAATGTAGTACAAGACGCAAAAAATAACTTGCGTAGTAATAATAAAGAGTAGTAAATTACAAAATAGGAGATAATCTTATGAACGAAGAAAACACTGGAAGTAACCCAACTGAGCAGGATGTCAGTGAGAAGACTGCAGAAAGTGCAGTTTTTGATGGCTCTTCTGATAGTTTCTTTGATGACCTTGACAATGACGTCAATGGTCTAATAAAAGACGACGATACATCTACTGAGGCAACCCATCAGGTAAGTGGCACCGAACAGGCAACCCACACAGTACCAAGCGATGGCTCCAACAACGTGGAAATGGATGATAATGGCAGTGAATCCTGGCAAAAGCGATATAGCGATAGCAGTCGTGAAGCTGTCAAGCTGAAAGCAGAGCTGAATGAACTTCAACCGTTTGTTCCTGTGCTGGAAGCAATGAAGAAAGATAGTGGCCTTGTAGATCATGTGCGTAGCTATCTGGTTAATGGTGGAACTCCTGCTAAGGGAATCAAGGAAAAACTTGGTCTCAGTGAGGATTTCATTTTTGATGCTTCAGATGCCTTTGAAAATGTAGATTCAGAATCTGCTAAACTAATGAATGCTCATGTGGACCAGTTGGTTCAGAAAAGAGTAGGTCAAATGGTTCAGCATGAACAGAAAAATGCACAGAAAGTACGGCATCAGGCTCAAAAACACGCAGAACAGAAAGCATTTAAAGAAAAGAGGAATATGACAGATGAACAGTTTACTGAATTTGTTTCTGCTGCTAAGCAGCGGACTCTTTCCCTGGATGATGTTGACTATCTTCTTAATAGGGATCAAGCTGCTGCAAATGTAGCTCAATCGACTAAGAAGGAGATGCTTGACCAGATGAAAAACGTACGAAACATGCCTACAAGCGCCAGTGGAGCTAATAATCAAGATGACAAATCTGAAGATGATTCAGTATTTGGCAGATTGTTAGGTCTTGACAATGAGTTAGACAACCTGTTCGGATAGGCAATTTAGATCCGCCTATCTGGATTTAACAATAAGGAGATAGGACATGGCTGATGATATACTCAGTATAGGCTCGATAGCTGATGTTGATAGTCCTGGTTCCGCGGGTTCGACTCTTGATACTGGTGTTCTTCGTCGTAAATATAATTTCGGAGACAGAGTTTCAGAGCTAGCACTCGCGCAGGATCCATTCTTTCGCTTCGTGTCACAAGTAGCTAAAAAGCCGACCGATGACCCTGAGTTCAAATTCACTGAACGAAGAGGTTCTTGGAATAAGCGCTATGCGTATATGGATGCTTTCAGTTCTGCTGCTAATGCAGCACCTGCAACAGCACCTAATACCAATGTCACTCCATCTGCTGATGATATATACACATTCAAGTTTGGGTGTGATTATGCATCACAGGGTAATTTGCAGAATGTTTTCGGACAGACTGCATCTTACAAAGTTGGTGACAGTGGGACGCAACCCCAGTTCTTCTTACCTGACAGCTTAGTCAGAATACCCTACTTTAATAATAGTGGTGGTGCTCAGGGCACAGTTGATGGGTATACGATCTGGAAGATCAATACAGTAGACCTTGCCACTTCTGGTTTCGCCATTCTTAATGCTACATGCGTTAAGGGTTCAGGCGTAGCACAGCAGTTCCAAGATACACCTGCTGAGATTGATGCAACTGCAGGGGCCTCCCCTAGCAGTGAAACATTAGAATCTACACGTACATACGTGATGGGTTCTGTGTTTGGCAAAGGAACTGGTTACCCCCAAACATGGGATGACCAGCCTTTCAGTACTGGATATGGACAAACTCAAATCTGGAAAACTTCAATGGTTATGGATAACACTGATCGTGCTACCGTACTGAAGTATGAAGGAAATGAATGGGCTCGTATCTGGAAAGAAAAGCTGATAGAGCACAAATGGGACTTAGAACAGTCTTTACTGTTTGGATCTCAAAGTGCCGATTATCGGACAACGCAGGGTGCAGTTGACTGGATCAACTCATATGGTAATAAGTTTCTTCTTGATGTAACAGTTAAGACTCAGGATTCATTCCTGGATGACTTATCAGCATATTTGGATCCTCGATACAATAATGCAATGGCAACCGTTTTCTTCTGCTCAACAGCAGTTTATAACTGGTTGCATAAACTAAGCGGCTACTTTGCCAATAATATTGGTTCAGTACAGCCTGGGGCAGGAGGAAGTGTAACTAGTTTTCCAGCACAGACTGCTACAGGTGGTAGCTTAGGGCGTGCCGATATGGCAATCTCAGGTAGAAAGAAAGTTCTCGGACTTGATACCACAGTAATATCAACCATTTATGGTGATATGAACCTTGTAAGGAATATTCACCTTGATGGTACTAATATCAAGATGCTTGGTATAAACATGAAACATTGTGCATATCGTCCGTTACAGGGTAATGGTATAAACCGTGATACTTCAATCTACGTTGGCGTACAGACACTCGAAAACAGTGGTGTGGACCGCAGAGTTGATCAAATTCTTACCGAAGCTGGTATGGAATGGTCAATGCCTGAAGCTCATGCCATGTGGACATAAGGAGGTATGAAAAATGGCTAATCCATTATATGGACAAAATAAAGCTGACAGCAGACTTGCATATCAGCCCAAACTAGTTAAAGTACCCCTTATAGCAATCGCAACACATGCGGCTGGTGATCACTTCTCGTGGAAGAATCCTGAAGGTGGTGACATTCTCTTAGAGAGTTTCACTGTTCAGGTGACCACAGAAGCAGATGGTAGTGCTACATGTGATTATGGTATTGCTGCCAATGGAACTACAACTTCAGATAACCTATTAGATGGAATTAATATAGGTGCTGCTGCTATTAGTGGTTCTCAAGGTGACCAGGGTGGTACAAACGGTAAGGCTAATCAGGTAATGGCTTCTTCGGAATACATTACAGGTGACGCAAGTGCTACTTCTGTCGGACTTGTTGGATATGCGTATATTAAATACGTTATATTATCTGACGTGTAAGAAGAAGGCATAAAAAAAATGACTCTTGCTCTGCGGGCAGATTTGCTTCTCTCCGCGGGGTGGGGGTCAGATAACTAAAAGGGAATTAATGGCAGACTTTAAAACACAGGTTGAAGGCATTACATCATTATCAATTGGTACTACTCCAACAAATGATGAGTTATCTCAATTCTTAGTTGATGGGACAAAAGAGGTTGTTAATAGGATTGTAATGATAAATCCTTCTTTAGCTCCTCTATTTACTGGGAATAGTACAGACTCAAATGATTCAGGTATTGCCGTTCAGGGAAAAGTAGTCTCTGTTGTAAGACAGCATGATAGTGCTACCATTTTACGTCCATGCAATGTTATAGCTCCAGAGCATAGATATTCTGCTACTGATCCTGATAGTTTATTATATAGATCAAAATATTTTCCAGGATTTTATATCTTGGATGGTAAATTACATACAGTCCCAGCATCAGCTGGAGGGAATAATTCAGCTCTTGTTAGTCATATATATTATGCTATTAATACTGGGCATTCTAGTTCTAGTATTGATAATTTCCCAGATGAATACGAATATGTAGTTGCGTTATATGCATCGCTGAGATCTATCCATGCAGTTATGGGAGCAAAGAGTACTACTTCTTTAGATATTTTTACTTCCTTGCCAATAGCTCCAGATGTTCCAGCGATAACTAATATTTCTCTTACTTTTACAGAAACATTAGATTCGGATTATCCTGGATTTATATCTCCATCACCTATAAATTTAACAAGTTTTGTAGGGTTTGCTAGTACGCTTGCTGATCTTTCAGTTAGTGCTGTATCTCCAGCTGTACCAGATGATCCGAGCTTTACAGTTCCAGCTCCTACATTACAAAATGCAGTTGGAATCTTTACAAAAACATTGGTAGGAACTCCAGGTACATATACAAAACCAGCCACAGTTGTAATACCAGATCTAATATATGACAGTCTTCCAGGGGTAACATGGTCTTTCCCATCTGCTCCTACATCCCCAGTATTATTGGATAATTCAATTTTATTTTCAGAAACAGCACCAGTATATATATCGCCTGT